AAACCAGTTAGAGGAACTGTATGAATATTTGTGCCCCACTCATTATCGCCCCATGAATCTCTACCCCAGCCCTCCACAGAGCCGGCATAAGCAAGACTTCCTAAAGATGATGTGGCTAAAAGACTGGTTGTTATGGAGTATGTAGCGGTTCCTTGATCACCCCAAGAGTTCTGTCCCCAGGTTGTGCCGACCGCGTTCCAGGTGTTCGCCATAAGGATTTACCCCCTACGACGTTATTCTTATAATAGCGTTGGATGAATCGTTAGCTGGAAATTGAATTGTAAATGTTCCAGAAGAAACTGTTTTATCGCCACCAAAATCAATAGAACAAACAGCAGCGTTACTTGTTAGCCCACTAATAGTTGATGAATTATAAATTAAACATCCACGAGCTGTGAAAGAAGCAGATGTCCATGAGACGTCTGAAAAATCTGTATAAGAAGTAACCGTGCTTTTAGCTACTCCAGTATTTGTTAAAGCTTCTCCAGCAGTAGTATAACCACCACCCGATGCAACTTCATTAGTTGCTGAATAAGCAGTTGTAGTAGTGTCAATTGTTGCTGAACTTGTGTAAAGAGCTATTTTAAATGCGCTACCAGCAGGTGTGTCACCCGAAGCATTGAAGCTGTGATAGCCCCCTAATAATTCTTCTTTAAAGGTATTTTGTAATACTGATGATATTGCCATAAAAATCTCCTAGTTTACGGTGACGGTGATTTAACTGGGATACGAACTGTACCATCAGTGTAATCGTCTCGTCTTCGTCTTCCAAGTTGCGCTCCTGCGAACTTCTGTACTTCTTGTTTATACTTGTTTTCGTAAAGTGTCAACATATCCATCGGCCCTTTTAAATATCCAAAAGCTTCCACTAAAGTAGCATATAATAACCCCTGTGGAAAGTATCTGCTGATATAAGTCCCAGAGGTATTAGTCACTAGACTCGTAGGTTGTGCATTATAATATATTCTAAAAGCATAAGTCGTATCGGGAGTAGGAGCTAAAAGAAGCCCTCCTGAAGTAGAATCAGTTAATCCTGTGGCTCCTCCAAACATTGCATAATACTTGGGTTGGCCTGTAACATCCTGGGCCGTAAGCCCTCCTTCAGGTCCGGTTAAATTCGCTACATATTCTCTTAAATAAGTTACATCTTTTTTCTGTAAAAAAACTGAATTACCTGTTACCGCGGATGTAGAATCAAATACTTCAACTGCCCTCACAAAAAGACATCCCGCTGGATTATTAATAGTATTGTCGTCTACGGCAAAATTTCCCGTAGCCATTTTTCTATCGGAATCCATAGGAAGATCATATAAAATTTTATTTTCTACATTTCCAATAAATCTGCCTAGAATAGCACCAGTTAATACATTTGAATCTACTTCACAATAACTTCTAATGTCACCTTCTAATGCTTCGAGTGTATATGCAGCCATAATTATCTATACCCCCTTTTTACAATAGTTTTACAACTTGAACAATTTTTTATAAATCTTTTGTGGGCATCACAATGCAGAGGTTTAGATTTTACATCTTCAATCTTTTTTCTACCAAATATTTTTTTAAGAAATTTAATCATTATGATCTATCATTTACAGGTCCGCCAAAAACGAAAAACCCGCCTCCTGTTGCTACACTAGTCGCAGCGCTTGCTAAAGTAAAACTAAAACTATTACTTACAGGCAGTGTTGAAGGCTGCCCTGCGTAAGGAATAGTAGTATCAATCTTAGTTATTATATATGATCCATAAATTTTTGCCCCTGAAGTATGAGCTACTGCTGTTGTTGAAACCGGAGTCTCTCCATAAGAAGGAGCTGCAGTTCCTCGAGTACAACCAGTTAAAGTATTGGTACTTCGGCCAGTATATTGAATAGTTTCACTGGTAATTTTTCCATATTGTAAAGAATCTGTATCTGTTGTGGCAGTTGCCTCAATGACAATATATCCTGAGGTAGGAAATTCCGAACCATCGGTTAATACAATAGAAGTATCCGTAGCTGTAATAGTCGTAGCTAAAGTAGTACTGAGTTCAAATGTAGAAATGGCTACACCTCCCACAGGATTTTTAACTTGATAAAATCTCACAGCGTCATTAGTGGATCGTAGATGTCTATTTTCTGTTACAATAACTGTGGTCCCTACTTCTGTAGTAAAAGGATTATTGTTTAAAACAGCAGGTGTTGGTAAAGCTACTCGTGAGGGTCTTGCTCTTTGTAAAGCTTGAGGATCTGCGCTTGTAGGTTTAGGTTCCAATTGAGGTTGTTTAGGCTCAAATTCTGAAAAATGAACCCACGCACCATTCCATTCCCTTACCATTTCTAAATAGGGAAAAGCTAATCCAGATCTATCTGAAATAGCCAGTGCATGTTTTCCTGAAGCAAAAGTAGTCATAATTAAGCGTTAGGATAATAAACCTTCGGAGCAATATAAGTGCTTGTAATATCAGCGTCTTCTTTTATAGCTCTAGCCAATTCATCCTCATAATAAAGTTTTAATTCTTGTGATCGTTGGGGTGCATTTTTTTGAGATAAATAAAATGCTAATCCTGCTGTCATACAAGGCGCAAAACGATAAGGAACATTACTTGCATTTGTATAAGCCCCTGCGTCCTGTATTCTTCTTACGTAATATAAATTTAATTTATTTCCATCCTGTGCTGCACCAGGAGTTAGATAAATAGTTAAAGTTGTTCGATCAATAAATCTTTGAATAAAAAAAGAAGTAGGAGTTCCTTTTGCAGATTTATTAGAATAGCCTTGATACTGAGATCGACTCACTTCAGTCATTGGAGAATCAATACTAGTAGAAGTAATTCTATAATTAACTTCTAATATATTATCCATTCCAGTGGCATGTTGAGTAACTGCAACGTCAATTAAATGAGCAGCAGCCGTTGTTCCATTAGATCCACGAACAGCGCCGATACGATTCGCTGCGCCTGTTGTTGCTGATTTTCCAGTATATCTAATAGCTTCAGATCCTACTGTAATCGTTCCTCCTCCTTCGTCAGAGCCAGGCATGTCTGTAACACTGGTTAAAGGAATAGTTGTATCTGAATCACTGATGCCTGCAGATAAAGTCGTGGTTAAACCGTTGGACGCACCATCGGCCGGGGATCTGTAAGTAGTATAGACATTTTTATTTTCAGCTAAAGTAAAACCTTGATTAGCTACTTCCCAATAGTGAAGTCCTCTATTACTCCATTCAGAAAATAGAATATTTAAAGATCGTTTAGCTGTTTTTAATTGATAACCTGAAACGTTTTGAAGCCCAATTCTTTCATAAGCTTCTTCAACAACTTCTTCGATTGGAAGAGATTTGTCGAAAGTGTATGAGTGAGAAGTAGTGTTAGCCATGCAACCCTACCCATCATAGAATATACTTATTCCTACAACTGCACTTGCTGTACCCTGTATATAGCATCCACTATCAAATAATATTCCATTATCTGGAATATAGGGATCTATTAAAGCATCTCTGGTATATTCCGTATGCAGAGTTGTGCCACTAGTAGATGAATTTTTAAAATTTAAATGTCCAGCTCCAGCGCCATTTCCAGCCATTCCTCTTACTCTAGTTCTTCCAGCAAAAAGAGTTCCTGTGGTTGCTCCATCTTTTACTCCTGCTGAAATATCAGTAGTAATAGATCCTGAAGCAGTAATGCTCGTTACACTTAACCAAGTTCCCGTTACACTTACTGTGGAAGCCGCTGGTCCCGTAGTAGCAGCTACAGTTTGAGCATCTCCATTAGCATCAGTTCCTACCGTCGCAAAAGTTATTCCGCTGTTAGTAGCACTAGAAGTTAAAGTAACCGTTTGAGCATTAACCCATGGGCCGCCATCATCTATTACTAATGAAGTAGCTGTACCGGAAGCCGATATCTTAGAGGTATGAGTCCCCTGTACAAATTGTTTCGATTTTACGCTCGATACGTTTGCCATAATTCTATTCTCCTAATATGTCTAAGCTCCCGAAGGAGCTTAGAACAAATTTATTAGTTAGTGTCGTTCACCCCTTGTACGTAGTCAACATAAATTATTGCTTCACCAGTAGTCGGAGCTGAACCAGTCCGAAGTATAGTAATAGCTAATAATTTGTCGTTTTCGTATGGAGTAGTATCACTTCCAGAGACATTCAATATATTTTTTGTCTGTGCACCTGTAGCAACATCTAA